GACAGTTCTTACCGAAAGGACGACCGTGCTGGTGGGGAAATCATGTTTGATCCCCACATTCCAAATGGCGTGCCTCAGCCCTACATTGTTCCATTCAACATTCAAAGTGTTGACTGGTTTATTCGCAGGCTAGAAGGGCAGATACGTTCTGCGTTCTTTAACCAGATGTTTAAGTTCTTTACTCAGCAGGAAATTGCTACCACTGAGAAGACAGCGTTTGAAGTTCAGATGCAGGCGGAAGAGCAACTCAAACTCTTTACCCCAATCTTTCAAAACATTGTGGACGAGTGCCTCAATCAAGTTATTGAGAACGTGTTTATTCAGATGTCTTTGGTCGGGGACTTTGATGACTTGCTTGAAGATTCGGGCCTTGAGGACATTAGCAATTTTAGCGTAGTATATAACAGCCGCATTGCTTTAGCGGTTAAGGCACAACGCACACAAGGTCTGCTTAGAGTCGCGCAAGCCGCACAGGTCGTAGAAGCGTTTGTTCCAGGTGCTGGTGCAAGATCCCTTGACTGGGAGCGTGGACTGAAAGAAATTGCCATTAACTCTACAGTGCCCGCCGAAATTGTTAATGATGATGCTACGATAGACCAGCTTAAGCAACGCGATGAGCAAATTGCAATGCTTACTCAGCAGTTGCAACAATTGCAAATGGCTGGGCAGGCGGTTAGTCAGCTTGGTTCAGTAGGGGGGTAAATAGATTCGACGTTCGCGAATAGTGAACGGACGCCGCTGCGATGCGGCTACCTCCACCATTTTATGAAAGAAGGAGAAAAGGACTTAGTTAAAGCATATCAAGAATGCTTTAATAATGATTACGGCGAAACTGTTCTGCAGCATCTTAAAGATGTTTGTCGGATGAACCAGTTTGGCGTAGACCCGAATGTAACCAATGACGAGCTTAGAAGCTATCACTTTCTGAGCCGCATTGTTAATTATATTGAGTACATGCGGGGGCTTGAAAACTTTCAAAGACCTGAAGTGGATGGTCCATTTCGGATAATCAACGAAGTATAATGCCTACAAAGAAAACAGCAAAGAAAGCCACCAAAAAGGTGGCTACTAAAACTGCGTCTGCACCAAATGGTCCGACGCTTGAAGAAAGACTAGCCATGCCGGTTGAAGAGGCTTATCCCGATGCACCTGGTTTATATACCGCATATGGAGATAAGAATCCAGAATTCATTACTTGGCTAAACCATAATTATCCCGAAGATTACAAGATTAGGTACAAGTATAGGTACACTATTCTTGATGATCGAGAGAAACGCAGTGGTCCATCTCTGACTAGACAGTGCGTAGATGCCCAAAGAAGAGGCTTTGAAGATGCTAGGCAAAGGCTTGGTTACTGTGCCGATGAGCATGGTTACGAGGGCATAATCAGGCATGAGTATGAGGTTGGGTACGAAAATGGCGGAGGTGTGCTGTGAGCGAAGAAACAGTTAATCCTTTAGCCGCACAACCAACAGAAGCACCTGTAGCTGAACAAGTCGAGGCGGCACCCGCCGCCCCTTCACAGCCAGTTGCTACTACAAACTTGAAGGATTTTATTGGCGATGATTTGTCGTTCAAGGAAAACATATTTGACAGATTGCCTTTGGAAGAGGGCGAAAATGTTGATAAGTATAAAGCCCTTGGCGATAAATTCAATTCGGTAAGCAGCCTAGCTAAGTCCTACCTAAACTTGGAGCGTATGCTTTCCAAGGAAAAGATGCCCATTCCTACAGACAACGATGGTGATGAGGTTTGGGATCAGGCTTACAAAGCTTTAGGCAGGCCAGAAACTCCACAGGGTTATCAGGCTCCAGAGGGAATAGATCCAGATGCAAAGGCAGCAACTGATGCAATCTTTCATGAAGCTGGGCTTTCGCAACGCCAAGCATCCAAGCTTTATGCGCGAATCGCTAAAGCCCTTGAAGACAACGCTAACAATCAGCAGCAACAGTCTACTCAAAGCATAGAGCAGGCGGTTCAAGCATTGGAAGCAGACTTTGGTCCACGAGGTGGCGAAAGCTATCAGCAAGCTTTGGACAAGGCTCAGGTAGTTGCAAAGCATTTGGGACTGGATGTTGCCGACTTCTGGACTATGCCTGGGTTTGCATCTCGATTGGCATCTCAGTATGATACGTTAATGGGGTCTAAGATTAGGGGTGTAGAGAATACTAGCATAACGTCAGCCCAAAGCATTGACGAGCAGATTCACGACATTCAACATAACCCGTCGAATCCGTATTATACTGCGTACCGAGACGGGGATCGTGCCGCTCACCAAAAGGTTTTAAAGCTTTTTGAAGAGAAGGCAGCACTAGCCCTTGGGTAATTATTTAAAATTTTACTTGACATTTTAAATAAAATGGTGTATAATATGCAGCATTCCAATCAGACAAGCTTATGCCCTGTGTCGGAAGCCCCTGCCAGTTTGACTGGGAACAGGAAATAAACCTGAACTACAACAACTAATTACATTACAATATGTCCTCACAATATCCTAATGCATTCTCACAGAAGTTTGCTTCGGACGTACATATTCAATACCAGCAGGGAGCTTCTCGTCTAAAGGGTAAGCTCGCTGAGCGTAGCATGGTTGGTGGAGAAGCTATGTTTTTGCCCCAGGTTGGAGCAATTACAAGCAGCACCGCTTACACTCGCGGCTCTGATACTGCGTACATTGATACGGTACACGAAACTCGCAAACTCACTGCAACCCCAACTCGTTGGGCAGATCTTATTGATATGCCTGACCGCAATCGTAGCGTTGCCGACTTCCTCGGGCCATACGTCGAAATCGCGTCTGCTTTCTTTGGACGTTCTTATGACTCCACGGTTATCGCGGCTGCTACGGGAACTGCCACTGCTAAGCTAGCGGGATCGACCTCCGAGTCTTCGGTTGCCCTTCCTGCTTCTCAAAAGGTTGTTGTCAACCTGAGTGGAGCCACTGAGGGATTGACCCTTGCCAAGCTCATTGAAGCCAAGTCTATTCTTGGTAAAAATGAAGTTCCAATGGGTGAGCAGAAATACTTCGTCCACCGCCAAGAGCAGTTGGATGACTTGCTCAACAACGTAGATAAGGTCAGCGATTCTGACTTTGCCGCTGTTAAGGCTCTCGTAAACGGTGAAGTTAGTTACTTCATGGGATTCGAGTTTTGCCCGACTCAGTTGGTTAGCGTTTCTGCTGGCGACATCGCAAGCACGATTGCTTATACTCGCAGCGCTCTTGTTGCTGGTATTACTTCTGCTTTCGACGCTCGCGTTGAGCAGCTGCCCACCAAGAACTACTCGTACCAAGTTTGGTGTGAGCAGGACATTGGCGCTACTCGCATTCAAGAAGAAGGCGTAGTAGAGGTACTCTGCGATCAGAGCCCATAGGCTCTTTAAATTCTAGGTTTTCCTAGTCTCTTTAGCTCACCTCCTTCGGGAGGTGGGCCTGGGAGTTTAACGTAAAAGAAGCATGGCAGTAACAAAAACCGATATAGTAAATTTGGCGGCAACCCATTTGGGTGAAAGAAGATACGCCGATCCCTTTACCGACACTAGCCCAACAGCCGAGCTTCTTAGCTTTCGGTATGACTTTAGCAGAAAAGAAGTGCTGAGGTCGCATACCTGGGGATGCGCTAAAAAAGATGTTAGCCTTTCCGCAGACGCAACTGCTCCTGAGCACACATGGGGCAAAAGATTTTTAGTTCCTCAAGAATCGTTAAGGCTTGTCAACATTGGCAACACCGACCTCGACGACTTGCACTACAAAGAGTACGAACTCAAAGGTCAGTACATACACACGGACTTGGCTGCCCCTTTAAAGATTACGTACATTAGAGACGAAGAAGACACATCTGTATTTGATGCTTTGTTGGTCGAGTCTATAGCTTTGCATTTAGCCGCTTCGTGCTGCATGGCAATAACAGATGATAAAGGTTTGTCTCAAGGATTGTTTTCGTTGTATGAAAGAAAGGTAGAGGAAGCCAAATTTACAGACAGTCTGCAACGTCGCAGGCCGGTTGACAACATGTATGCTTCCTCTGTTTGGGATTCAATCCATTACGGTGGAGAAGACGCATGAGTTTGTGGACCAGAATTAACCGATTTAATGGTGGATTGTGGTCGCCGCTCCTTGACGGACGTACCGATCTTGAGGATTACGGCTCAGCCCTTAAAACATGCACGGGCTTTATCCCACTTAAGTATGGTCCTGCTGAACGTATGTGGGGCTTTGAGTATGCGGCTGAGGCTAAGACTAGCAGAAGCATATTGTTGCCATTTAAGTTTAGCCAATCGGTAAACTACATTATTGAGACTGACGGAACGTACATGCGTTTCTTTGACAGTTCTCAAAACGACATTAGCAATACTCAAGTTACTGTCGACATAGGTGACGTACCGGCTTGGCAGGCTACTACATCATATAGATATGGCGAGTTGGTTAGCAATGGTGGAGTTGTGTACGCATTTAATACTTTGGGCGGTGGAACATCTGCTGCTACCTTTACAGTAGGCAATTGGCACACTTTGACAGAGACGGAAACAACGGGCACATTTATTTACGAAATCCCGTTGCCAATGAGCCAGTTTACATCTTACTTAAAATACCCGATGAGGGCACAGGTAAACGATGTAGTCTATCTGGTAAATGAGAATTACCAGCCACTAACATTGTCTCGCTACGGAGAAACTGATTGGCGAATAGAGGAAATTGAATTTACCCTACCTCCAGTAATTGAACAGAACTCTAGTACAACCACTCTGGCTGTTAATGGGTATGTTGGAAGCGGTGTAACCGTCACTGCATCATCTGCATTATTTGAAGCAGGTCACGTTGGCAGTTACTGGGAGATACGCGAAAAACGTGAAGCCCAAGAAGCATCTTTAGATTTGCATTCTGGGTCATTGGTTAGTGGTCCCATTCCTGTTTTTGGAGACTGGACATTAACTACTAATGGCGGTTTTGTTG